TTATTCATCAATTTCTAAGATATCAGTTATATGTTCTTTTTCACTCCATTCACTATCATCTTCTTGAATAACATAATCACCTTTACCTAAAATGTCAATCCATTCATGAGCATGTTCTTTCTTGTATTTAGAAACTATTTTAGCATCATCTGGAATAAAACCATGGACTGTACTAATGATAGTACCTTTAGTTGTAATACCATTAACGTGGTTTTTATCACAGGCAATCTTAGTACGTAAAGCAAACTCTACTTTCTTTCCATCTTTTTGAGCCTCAATTTTAGAAGTACCAGCGTTAGTGATATTACCAAATGTTAATACTAAAGATGAATCATAATAGAATGTATCACCACCTTTATTAGTCATTCTAGGGCGAGACATAGGTGTTTCAGCAGGTGCTACTCCTGTTTTATTTACAATCAATAATGTGTTTGTGTAAGGATAATTTTCTTTCCTAGATAAAACAACTTGTTGATTAATAAAGTTACCAAATTGAGTAGCGATTGCTCCTGCGTTCCACATTGGATTATTTTTCCCTTGATCTAAACTTAGCTGGCATGGTATAGAACCTACACTATCCCACATAAACAAAAGATCATAAGGTAGATTTCCTTTCTTTTGTTCATCAATCAAGTCAGCTATAAATACAGCTATATCCTCAATTGAGCTTAAAGTACTACGGTCTCGGTAGATAAAAAATCCATTATGGTCAATAATATTACCTTGTTCATCAAGAACATCTTCCATCTCAAACCCCATAGTTCTCCAATGTTCCCAAGAATGTTTCATTTCAGTAATAATAATAACTGGTAGAATTCCTGATTTTTGGGCGGCTATAACTGCTTCAATAGATAAAGTGGATTTACCTGTGTTTGATTTTCCTCGAACCATTGTAATATGACCCATAGGAATACCTGGTAGTGATAAAGCTTTTTGTAGAGCAGAAGAAAATGGAATCCATTTTTGCTCTTTAAATTTCACATTTGAAATTAATCCTTTTTTATCCTTAAATGAATTTAGGTTAAAACTAGATTTAATTTCTTTGGAGACGGTCTCCATTAAAGATTTGTTAAGTCTTTTAGCCATGACTGTTTATTTATAATTTAGAATGGTAAATCATCTTCAAATAAATCATCAAATGATTTTGATTTATCTGGTTTAGCTGGAGCTTGATATTTTTGTTTTGTGACTACTGGAGCTTTTACTTCTTCAACAACATCTTCTTCATCTTCTTTTTCACTATCTTCTGGTGATAACCATTTACGTAGTACTTCCTTCATTTGGTCAAATTCCATCTTATATTGAATTTCAAGAATATCAGGCTGGTTATCAAGCCATTTATCAATATCATCTGCATCTTGACTTAATGGAGTTTGTTTTGGTTTAATTCTAAGTGTGGGTTTTAAACCTTGTCTTCCACCAACATCACCCATTACCATCTCAACTGTAAAATCTCTACCCTCACTTACATCAGTATAGTCACCATAATCTTCATCATCAGCCATACCCAAAAGTTGTAGGTAAATATTTTTACCAAATTCCCATAAACGTACACCTTTGTCTTCTTCTCCTCTAACAATTACAGGAGCAAAAATTCTCATTTTAGGTTCAATTTGTTTAGCTACTGACCAATCTTCCCGGTCATTACTTTGACGTAATTTTTTAGAAAATTCAACAATAGGATCTTTTTCACCCCAGTTAGTTAATGCTGCAATTGGAAATTTTCCAAATCCATAATGTACCATAAACTCTTTAAAAGGGAATTGTGGGGTGTGTTTTGAAGGAACAATACGAATTTGATATTTACCTTCTTTTTTAGGCTTCCAGTAGATAGTACTGTAGTCAATTTTTTCTCGCTTAGCACCTCCTGTGTTCTTGGAGTTAAGCGACTGCATCTTGTTTCTGATTGCTTTTAAATCCATAATATATAACTTTATTTATTAGTGTTTCCTATATGATACGTAACTTATTTTAAATAGCCAAACTTGTTTTAATTAGAGATCAATAATTTTGTATAGTTTGGTTTTGAGTATTTTTAATTCTCCTTCTCTAGTTAATATAACACTATTTCTATAATGGACCCAGTTAATTGGGAATTTAGGATCTACTATACCATTATTTAATGCTTTAACTATTTCATTTAATCCGTTTAAAGTATACAAAGTGTTAGATTCTTTTTTACGATGCACTGAAATGGTGTTGTCTAACATATTACTATTTATTGAGTCAAGATTATATGTTATAACATATTCATTGTTACTTTTAATATATAATACAAATACTTTATTGCTAGTTAACGCGTATTGTTTTGTTATATAATTAAGTAAGTTATCTACACTTTCCTCTGGGGTAAAAGTACATAAAAGTTTATTTCCCATCTCTAAATCACTATTTGTCATATGTATGTAGTATTTTATTCAAAATTTAAGTTTTTACCTGATTTAAATTTAACGTTTAATCCCCTATTTTCAAATATAGATAAGATTTCATTTAAAATATGTTTTTCCTTATCATCAAAATCAAATGTGAAAGAATCATAAACATATAAAACTAATTTAGTATTATAGCTTTTCAATATTTTTAAGATATCCCACATTATTAAGATATTTTGGGCTGTTTCCCTGGCTTGGAGATAATAGTTAAATAATTTAAACGGATTTAACTTCTCTAGTTTGTCCTTATAAAATATATGTTTGCCTATCTCTTCTTGTATTTGACCAGTTTGATTAAATTCTTCCCATATTTTATCTACAAATTCTTTCATCTTTTTAAAGAATGGAAGATCTTTATATTCACCAAAATCTCCTCCATAAAACATCCTAAATGTTATGGGTTTTGATTCATCATAACTTACTCCATACATATTGGCAAATTCTTGATGAATGTCTTTGTTTTCAAAATCATAACCTATAAGATGTCCTACCATTACAGGATGGTAAGCAGAAATATCTATTTCAATGAACCGTGAATTTTGAGGTATAAAACATTTTTTAGAACCATCTTTTTTATTCAATGCCATAAAATTTATACCATTGAAGTTATTTGAAGGTCGAGTTGTTAAAGTATTATACCGGTATTGAGTAAATATAATATCTTGGTTTGGGGTTTCAAAATAGTCTTCAAATAGATGAGTATCAACTTTTAAACCTAATTTTTCTATAGAACCGAACACTATGGGAGCTTTATGGGAAAACACCGAAGATAAGGGCGTATAACAGCATTGCTTTATGTCTTCATATATCTGCTCATAGAGTTGGTAGTGCTTAGATATCGGTATTATTTCGTTAATTTCCGTGTTAAATTTATGTTTATGGTAATACCTAGAATGCACTGGAGAAACTGGTTTATTATACTCAGGAATATTTAATCCTATGTCATGGATATTTTTTAGAGGATAAAAATTTAATAAATGTTTTTTATCTAATGTATAAATATTTTTAAATGATGAGATAAGATCATCCACATCATCTTCTTCTAAAGATAAGGATTCATTATGTTTTAAGCATAAAAAATATCCTTTGTGAGCTTTTAGGGGATGAATATAGATTAAAGAAACAGTTGCCCTTGAAGGATGAACAAATGGAGAGTTTGGTATAACTTCCATAAATATATCTTCATAACCTCTAGCGTAGAATTTATACAGCTGTTTACTATCCTCAATGATGTAAAACATCAAATACTTTTTAACTTTGATTTAAAACGTTTTGATATATAATCTTCAGCGCTCTGTCCTTCAGCATAATTTATACCAGGGATAGGAGATTTGCAAACTATATTTGTCATATAACAGTATATAGGACCATTATATTCTTCACGAAATGTATTCTTGATATCATCCACGTTTAAAATCCTTCGTTTACCACAATAACTTCTAAATGTTTCAGCTGTAACCCTGGCCCATTTGTCAGTATCATATTCTACTTCTAAACATCTAGATTCATTAAATCCAAATCGTAACTTTTCAGTTGAACCTTTTTTCTCTGCCATAACATAAATATACGTAACTTATTAGTTTAAGCCAAACTTATTTTAGTAAGTTTATTTGACCTATAAAATCATACCATTCACCTGTGAAATCTCTTACTTTAATTTTATATATGTAAACATCTTGTTTAACAGAAGTTCTATTATATTTTCCGTCCCATCCTTTAGTCATAGGTTCTAGATTTTTATATGATGATAATAATTCTCCCCAGCGGGAAAATATTAACATTTCTGCTTCTACAATTCCAGTTCCATAAATTTTAAATGTATCATTTAACCTGTCTCTAGTGGGAGTAAAGGTGTTGGGAATGTAAACTGTAAAATTAGAATTAATATATAAATATTGGTAGATAGAATCTGTACATCCAAATTCATTTTCAACATGCAAATATATCACATAACGACCTGTGTCAGCAGGGAATGTATATGATAGATGAGTTTCAGTAAATGTTTGAAATTGTATTTCCCAGGTATTATATAAATTACCTTGTGACAAATTAGTAAATTCTATTTTAGTGTTTGCCGTATTAGGGTTTTCTGGTGAATAAGCAAATCCAGCTGATGGTAGAGGATATGTTTTAATTACATCAGTAAATGTAATTGTTGAGTCACATCCTTTATCTGATATAGCAGTTAAAGTAACAGAATAATTACCTGCTGTAGTATATGTTAAATTTATATCTTCTGTATAGTAAGTATTTAACCCTATATTCCATATGTAAGAATTTATAAGTCCTCCAGGGGCTATTGTAGTTTGATTATCTAAAAATACTTGTAATGGAATACAACCTTCAAATTGACCCCCAAAATTAGGTATAGGCCTAGGATAAACTTCTAGAGTTTGTAATAAACTATCTTGACAACCATATTGATTAGTTCCAATTAGATGTATTTGATATTGGCCCCATGGATAAACTTGTTTTGGATTGGGGTTAGTTGAAAATAAATTACTATTCAAATACCATTCATATGCTACAGCACCGTTTGATAGATTTGTAAATGTTACTGAGTCACCAGCACACTCACTAGGTGATATGAAGCTAATAAATGGTAGTGGATAAACTTCAAACTGATTATATGTTGTATCAATACAACCATCAACTGATTGAACAATCAATTGCACTGAATATACGCCAGGTGAATTAAATGTATAATTGAAGTTTTGGCTATTTTGTGAAGTATTATTTGTTAACCAACTCCAAGATGAAATCTGACCAGTTGAGTTATCTGATAGCAAGGTTGGGTAAGTTAAACAGTTATTGTTTGGAATAATACCAGCAATGGGTATTTGATAGTTTCTATATTCTTGAACTAGAGTATCTAAACACCCATCTGTATTTTGCACAATTAATTGAACCTGATAAGTTCCATTTGTTTGATATATATGAGTAGGGCTAGTTTGATTAGAGGTATTGCCATCTCCAAAATTCCAATTCCATGAAGCAATGTTAAATAAACTTAAATCGGTGAATGGTGCTATCATACCACATGAATCAGGTAACACAAAGGCTGCTGTAGGTTTAGGATATACTGTTATCAAATCAGAAATAGTATCAGTACAACCACCTTGGCCAGTAACAATTAAGGTAACTGGGTATTGACCATTTGTGTTATAAAAATGACTAGGGTTCTGTTGGGTTGAGGTTTGACCATTACCTAATGACCAATTCCATCCTATAATTTGAGAATTAGTTATAGTTGATTGATCAATAAAGTTGAAAGGTATTCCATAGCAAGTAGGTGTATGAGTAAATTGGGCTGTTGGAATAGACCAGATAGTAACCGGTTGAGTGATAGTATCAGAGCAACCTTGGTTAGAACTTACTACTAAGGTTACGTTATAAACCCCAGGACCATTATAATTGTAATTGATATTTGGTTGATTGGATGTTTGACCATTTCCTAAATTCCACTGATATGAGGTAATAAACCCAGGAGGAGCAATCACCGAGGTACTTAATATTTGACCTGCTAACCCACAAGACCCAGGAATACTAAAATTAGCAATTGGTGTTGGTGGTACATTAACAATTTGAGTAACTGTATCTGAGCACAATC